AACTCATATCGACAGCACTAGTATGCACTTTCAAAACATCTGCTTGATTTAGTGTTATACCTATCACTATAGCGAATGAATCATTTGCTGCTACTGATTTATCATAAAAAACAAATTGTTTATCATCAGCTCCAGCTCCTGCCACATGAACACTTAATCTAAATGTTATAGCAGAGCCTGTTCTATTAGCAGCAACAATAGAACTTATTGTTGTCTGTGTTTTATCTGGCACTGTATAGAGAGTTGTAGTGGTTGTAGCAGCAGGATCAAGTTGTGCTAAAACTTTTAAACTATCAGCCATGTTTTGCTCCCATTAGTAAAAATTGATGTCTTCGTATAGCTTTAGAAGTTATCGGATCTTGTGCTTTTTTTACTAGTCCTACCTCACTATTTATATCTTGAAATCCCTGTTCTATAGTTCTTCTATTTATAGATTCATTTAATTCATCATATTCTTGTGTAGCTATAGGTAAAGGTATATTAGTTTTTTCAGCCATTATTTTCTACCATCAGTTCTTAAATCTAATCTTATATCACCTAATCTCCATCCAAAAGAATTAGATGTATTTTCTATTCTAACAGCACTTTGTCTACTTCTAGCTCTTGTATTAGCAAATTTAGTAGTAGGATTTACTGAAATAGTTTGTAAACTAGATAAACTTTCTAAAGGAAAATTTCTACCTTTTATAGTCACACTAACTGTACTGCCATCATCACTATTTCCTCTATATTGCAAATCAGGTATTAATCTAGATATAAACATAAATCTTTCTCCATCTGGATCTAAATCAAAATCAGAAGATTCTATAAAAGCTGTAAAATTAGAACCATCAGCACTATGCCCAAATTCATGATTATATAAATAATTATCATCAGTATTATCTAACTTACTAGCTGCTAAAGGATATTGTTCAGAATATGCTGGATTCCAAGCTGTTCTTGTAAAACCATCATTAGTAGTTCCTATACTCCAAGATTTTTCTAAATAGTTATAAATAACGTATCTGTTTACTTCTGAAGAGTTAGCACTAGGATAAAACCATATAATCTCATTATGTTCTGGTATAGGTGCTCCAAAGACTTTGTAAGACTGATCTAAATTAAAATCACTAAATATATGATCTAATACTGTACATGGCAATTTTTGAGCTGATCCTCCATAAATATAAAAAGCTCCATTATCCATAAAAAAAACAGCTCCACCTACAGAAACTGCAGCATTTGGCGATATTAACGACATACCATTTGCTACTTCATTAAATGTAAAAGTAAATGGTGCACCTACAAATCTCATAGATGTTATACCTGAATCAGTCCAAATTAATATTTCTTGTCTAGTTTTTATAGCACCAACTATATAACTACCTGAAGATAACTGTACACCACCTGCTGAGTTTGTTGCAGTGGGTGTCCAATCAACAGCATTTTCTCTATCAGAAAATCTAACTAGCAATGGATCTATTGTAGATGATCCTATAGGATTACAACCAAATGCTATAACGTGCCTATCTATATCTGACATCATTACTTGTAATACTGCTGTTGGCGTATTGCTTGCTCCTGCTCTACTACTAGCTGCAACTGCTCTTGTGTTTAAACCTGAAGATTCATCCCAATAATATAATGGTCCACCTCTAGGACAAGCTATAATATCATCACCAAAATTATCTATACTCCATAATCTTAGTTGATTTGTATAACTTAATGATGTAGCTGAACCCCAAGCAGGACCACCCCATGTAGAAGCACCCCAACCTGTAGATTTTACATAACTATCTAAACCACTATTAATTTGATAAACAGCAACTGTGCTAGAGCCACCATTACCACTATCAGATGAATTAGCTAAAACTTCACTACCAGTAGTATCTTTAGCATTTATTTGAAATGTATTTACAGTTAAAATTCTAGTTATTTCATATTCTTGATTTAAAACTGTTGCTGTTATATTGCCACCTAAACTTGCAGCACTACTAAAAGTAACACTATCACCTGCAGTAGCTCCGTGACCATTTTCAGTTACTGTTATTAAACTAGAATCATCAGCTACTTTTGCAAAAGTTGGATCACCTGCAGAAGTTGTTAATCTTATAGGTGTAATATCATGAAAAGTTGTACCTTGTTGAGCATACAACTTTTTATGTGTACCTAAAATATTATAGTAATCTTGATCTATTGTATTGTAGACATGAATTTTTCTAGCAGTTCCTCTATAAGAATTACTTGCTTGTTTTTCCCAACCACCTATTCTTTCAGGTCTACCTTTTCTAAATCTTACTTTATCTGCGTCAAACCAACCACCTTCATTAGAATAGTTAGTGCCTTCTTTATTTATGCCAGGTTGAAATACAAATTTTCTTAAAGCCATAATTACACCTCATGCCATTTTTTACCTTGAAATAAAAGTGCTTCTGCTTCTCTACGTCTTACTAATCCTTGCAAAACTTCTCCGTTTGCTTTATTCCATCTTTTAATTTCTCTTGGTACTTCATCATACTCACCAGCATTTAATACTTTTAATAAAGTAGATTGTTTTAAACTATTTGGTCCTAAGTTATAAACCCAGGCTACGAGGGCGTCAAATTGACTTTGTGATAAGGAAGCTTGTACGTAGTCATTTATATAGCCCTCGTATTCTTCTAGCTCTATATCAAGCATATGTTCTGCGTGTGATTGTGACCATTCATCATCTTCTTTTACACCTTTAACATGACCATAACCGATTGTTAATTTTCCTGCTGGACATCTATATGCTTTTAATTCACAACCTTCAAATTTTTTTATTAAAGCTTTACCCTCTTCTGAAATTTTCATATTGCTACTCATTTTCTATTTTAGGTTGAGTAGTTGTTACTGTTCTATAATAAACAACTACATCTTTTAGTTCAGTTATATATCTCTTTATCTCCTGCATATTATATGCCATTAACTCATAATCAGGTATTGTCATAGCTAGAAAAACTAATTCACCTTCTTGCTCTTCTATTATTGCAAATTGTTCTTCAAAATTTTCAGGAGTAATTGTTAGCCATTTGACTTCTCTTAAATCTATCTCTCTAGGCATGACAGGTTGTATTATCTTTCTGTCTATAGGCTTTGTTTGTACTTCTATATTTTTAGTTGGAAGGAGACTGCAACTGCAAGCCATCATCAAGACTATCAACAGTACCACTGAGTTTTTCAATATCTTCCATAATGTGTTTAGTTCCATTATTTATCTTCCTTTGCATTTCTATTGGATCTTCTAAAATCTTAGCAGTAAGTTTATAGTTTCTTATAAACTCTGAGTATCTATTCAACTCTCTTTCTGCTGCTTGATTTTTTAAAGTCATTTCTAATAATGAATTAGATTGTAATTCAAAATCAGCTTGTAAAGATTTTATAGTTTCTTTTTGTTCTGCTATAGCATTTTCTAGTTTTAAATTATTATCTTTCAAAACTGTGTTCTCATTCCAAATGTAATAACACAAACCTGAAAGTGATAGTATTATTGCAAATAAAAATTGATACATTATAGTTCCTCTATTTTATAATTAAGACCTTCAGCTCCTCGTATTTCTACTATCTCACCTTTTTTTGTTTTAAATTTAAGATGTTTTTCTTTCTTAACATAAAACTTTATAACTACAAAACTTTGATCATCTTTGTCACCCCAAGTCGCATTATAACTAACTGTTAAATTGTAGTAAGTTGTAAATAAACTTTTGAGCCACTCCCAAAATTTTGCCATATTAATTAGCTAGTGGATTTTTATCTAAGTCCTTTAGCTTTTCTTTTAACTCTTGTATATCTTCTTTAGAATCAGAAAGCTGTACTTTCATTGCAGCAAGCTCACTTTCTATTTCAGATACATTAGGTATCTCTATACCATCTATTTCTTTTTGTAAAAATTCTACACTTGTTTCTATAGCTACAAATCTTTCTTCTATAGCTTGTACCTCATTTTCATTATCACTAATACCACCAATCTTAGATTCTAAATTTTCTAATCTATTTATGTAAGTTGCACCTGTATAACCAAAACCAGCTAATGTTCCGACTATTGATACTAGAGCTATTAGTTGTGTTGTTTTATTTTGAAACCAATCCATTATTCCTCCTGTAAGTTTGGTTGTTCTTGTATCAAGATATTCATAGTATTTATATTACTACCTGCTAAACCATAAAAGGCATTTATATTATCGTTCATAACTATATCACTGTAAATTTCTTTAGCCTCATACCATGTATCTTGTTTAGGCAACTCTAAAACTTTATATCTATCAAAACCAGGTACAAAACCTAAATATGCAACTAAAGTTGTTTGATCTGCATATTCTCCTGTTTCTTGTTGTTGCTGTTGTATTTCTTCTTGTTGATTCTTAATATTATTTTCTATTATTTGATTAGCTATTTCATCAGCCTCACTTGCAGATACAACTCCTGATGTAGCAGAACTAATATCACCTTGTAAATTATTTATCTGCACTTCAGCCATAACCATTTGTCCACCATCTGCAGTAGGTAAAGGTATAAAGCTTGTAGTAATACTATCACCTACTTGTGATCCTGTGCCTGACATATCTGCAGAATTTTGTGACATAGATAATAAATTATTATTTTGCATAGAGGCAGAAGCTATTTGATCACTTATACTAGGAGAACTACTTGTAGAAATAGAACCACTAGATATGTTTTTATTATTGCCAGTGTAAGCATTTGAATTAGAACTAGAACTACCTGTGCCATATCCTCCTGAATTAGAACTTTGCCCACCATAATTAACACTTTGACTTGCTGTTGCTATAGAGCTATTTACTATATTTAATTTCATATCTCTTTTGCTATCACTATCAGCAACTAACTCTTCTTCATGCAGTTCTAATATTTCTTCTTCAGAAACTTCTTCTTCAAGTTCTGCGACTTCTTCTTGTTCTTCTCTAATATCTTCTAAGACTTCTTCTACTTCTTGCTCTATAATAACTTCTTCTCTTTGTTCTCTAACAGGTCTATCATCAGCTTGTGCTACTTCTTCGTAAGGTTCTTCTTGTCTGCCTCTTTCATTTTCAAACCATTCATCTAATTCTTCTATGCTATCAAACTCAACAAAAGTTGTAGGCTCTTGAAAATCATCTATTAATATAGTTTCTAAAACAACTAACTCAGATAGAAGTAAATCTGAACCTAAAGGAGGTAATACTTGTGAAACTTCATGATCTGGAACTTCAAAAGTATTGAAATTTATATAAGGTTGTTGATGATCTTGTTGTGTATCTATTGGCTCTACATCCATTCTAAACATAGAATCTGAATGATTATAAAAAACATCTTCATTATGTATATCAAAAACTAATACTTCATCAAATAAACTATCTTCAAAAACATTATTTTGTCTAATTATTGTTACATCTAAAAAAGGATCATCAAGCAAAAAATCTCCTTGAAAAGAATTGTGACTTTGTGAGAACATATTATGTTCATCACTATTACCATAGTCTACATTCTCCTCTCTAAAATATGCTACAGAATCTTGTTGTCTATATCCTGCACAAAAGGGTGCATACTGAGGATCATCATCACATTGTTGCTCATCAAAAGCCTCGTCATAGTTAGGACAACTTGTGCTATAGAGTTGTGATAAATTACATTGTTGATTTAAAAAAGCGTCTGCATAACCAGTGCAACTAGAATCATTTAAAGGATTGCTACAATCTATACTATGGTCTGAACCATCACTATAAAGTGAGCCACCATTCTCTAAAGTTGTATTAAAAGATGTATTATTCCAATTAGTATTTACACAACTGCTTGAATTAGTAGATCCTGTATTACATTCATCATGAAATAAATACGTGTATATTTTACTAGAATCTGGTCCTTGTTCACCTATTAAAACATCATGATTAATTATATTAAGTGCACCATATCTATATTCAAATGTATGATTTGACCAAAGTATTATTTCAAAACTATTATCTGTACCACTTCTATTGTACTCACGCAAATCATACCAACCAAAAATCATCTTTTCATTATCGCCATATGATTTAATTCTTGAATTATTATCTCTAATCAAATCTGTCCAAAATGGATAAAGAGTATTTTTATATCTAGGCAAAGGATCAGGAGTAAAATCTCCACAATAATCTGCATAAGCAGTAGATGTTAAACCTAAATGCAAACACCCATTTGTAGCCATTCTAGCTGAATTAAAAGTATTGCCATAAAAATTAAAATCAAAAGAAAAATCTATAGCTGGCGAAATGCCATCATCTACAATTTCATAAGCAAGCTCACCCTCAAAAGAATTAGCATTTGTTTGTAAATGATATAAAGGCTGATTAGCTTCGTATATATACTGAGATTGTATTTTTAAACAGAATATAAATACTAGCCATAAAATTCGTCTAAGCATTGTCTCCTACTTTTATATTTAGAAGCAAAAGGTTTATCACTTAAAGGTGATGTAATTTTTTCACCCCAACTTCTTTTTCTCCAATTAGGATTTATTTGTTCCATACATTTTCGTAAAAAATCTTCTTCTGCTTGCAATCTATCAGGTCTTTCCCATGCGTTAGAAACCCACTCTGCTTTTGCCTCTTCTCCTATCTTGCCATTATAAGGACAAGGTGTTCCTGCTTTCCACATAGCTGAAAAAACTCTTTCATCTTGGCATAACAAAGCTACTGCTGCTACTTTCATGCCCATATCATAAACATACTTAGAAAGTTTTAATCTTTCACAGTTTTCATCTCTAATACTTTTACCACCAGAAAAACCAAATATCTGCCCTTGATATGCTGCAGATAAACCTGTTGTGCAAAGATCCTGAGAATAACTCATTATGCTTGGTGCTATAGCAGAAGCTGGAGGTGCTTTTGTATTTATATTTTGTGTTATTACTTGTTCTGATTTACTTTCATTTATATTTCTATTTGTATTATTAGAAGTTGTATTATTCTCGTTTATGTTTGTATTGTTAGTATTTACATTAGAATTTGATTCACTGTAATTATTATTAGTATTGGTATTATTTGAAGTTGAATTAGATTCATTATAATTACTGTTTGTATTATTAGATGTAGTAGTGTTATTTACATTCTGATTTACAGTAGAATTAACAGTAGAATTTGATGTAGAAGTATTAACGTTAGTATTAGTATTATTATTTGTACTAGTATTTACGTTAGTATTATTAGCTGAAGAAGTAGATGTATTAACATTTGTATTAGTATTATTAGCAGTACTAGTATTTGTATTTACATTAGTATTGCTAGCTGTTGATGTTGAAGTATTAACATTTGTATTTGAATTAGTATTTGTATTTGTATTTGTGTTGCTATTTGTATTTGTATTTGTAGTCGTTGTCGTATTAGTTGTATTTAATGCCTCACAATACTGACTACCAACAGTACAAGTTCCTGTTTGTTCTTGTGCTAATAATTCATTACCACAATACAAAAATATAAAAAATATTATTAATCTACTTATCTTCACCTTTAAATCCTTTTGACGAGTTAGATGTGCCAGCATATAAACCAAACCATGCTGCACCAGCTCCAACTATTATTGATATTAAACCTGATTGTTCAAAACTTGGCTCTTCTAAAGCCATAAACCACATTGTTGAATAATATAGTAAAAATATATATACACTTAAAAAAGCTCTAGGGAATATACGCCATGAATCTACAGCTCTCGCTAGATGAATCCATTTTTGGTGAGGATTAACATTTTTAGTATCTTCTAGCTCTCTTATTTTATCTTTTAGAGCACCTATTTCCTCTATCATAGCCATAAACTTTTTGAGGTCCATCTCGACCTCATTTCTGTCCATATCACCTCTAAATCTACTATCTTGATCCATTTATTTATCCTTTGCTTTTCCTACATTTAAAGCTAACCAATCTATAAATTTGTAATATTTTTTTATTACTAAATCATCTTTGGGAGTATCTGTGCAAGCTGCAACTATGGAAGCAATCATTACTAACCAAGGTATTACTTGTACCCATCTTATAATATATTCAAAAAACTCTAACATAATTCCTCCTGTAATTTTTTGATTTTATTTAATCTATAGGAATGTATATTTCCTTATCTATTAAAATTTGTCTATTTGCTAAATGTTGTGAGGCAATTTCATCTTTACTTTGTCCTTTATATGCAACTGCATGATGTTTATCAATCATTAAAAGATTAATATTTTTTCCATCACAATATATTTCGCCAAGAACTCTACCAAATTTACCTTTACCATCTACACTAGTTTTTATAACATGATCATCAGATGAAGCTAAACAATAAGATAAAAAGTCTTTTGCAAGTTTACCTCTAGCTTTTTCATCTAAATCTCTAGTTCTAGATTCTGGAGTATCAATACCAAATAAGCGTACCCTACATTTATGCAGAATAGAAAAACCTAAATCTATAACTACATCTATAGTATCGCCATCAACAACTCTATCTAATTTAAACTTATATTCATACATTATCTTCTTTTACCTTTATGCAAACCATGTCTAGCGTGTTGTTTGCCTTTTCTAGTTGCCTCTCTCTTTTTTCTATTAGCTGCAGCTAATTTTCTTCTGCCTTTTGGAGTAGACTTTAATCTTTCTATTTGTTTTCTAGGAGCATAAACTTCACCTGTTTCAGATGACTTTTTACCACTAGCTGTAGTCCAATCTTGACCTGTCCATGTTTTTAAACTTTTTTGTGTTTTTTTAAGTGCCATATTATTCTCCAAAAATAACTATGTAAGAATCTGTTTTTCTAGGTTTACTAATATAATGCCTTTCTACTATGTGTGGCACATCACATATTCTAAGCAGTTCCCAAAAACTTTCTCTACCAGGATCACACATTAATAATTGTTTACCATCTTTGACAACTCTTTTAATAAACTTTTTCCACTGTTTAATATGTTTTTTCCAAAAACAAACATCACAAGCTATAAAATAATCGTAGTCTATTTCAAAATCTTTTTTAAAAAAATCATCACATAAAAATAAAGTACTTACATTATTTATATCTGCTACACACTTAAAATATGGTTCTACGTTAGGATCTTTATCAACTCCTACTACATTTGCTCCATTTAAAGCTAAATAAGAACTTAAAACACCCCAACCGCAACCTAAATCTAAAACAAGATTATTGTCATGAAATCTTATATTTAAATCTTTAATTGCGTCTATTAAAACTAAACTAGAGTTCCATACTTTATTGCCATGATCTGTATGATCATTACAAGTATTTTTTAATTTTTTTATATTTGGATGATTAGATTTTGGTATTTCTAAATCATCAATGAATATACTATTTGTAACCGCCACCTGCAGCCTTGTATTGTTTTGCTAACATCTGTGCTTTTCTTGCAGACCATTGACCAGGATTACCACCTTTACCGCCTGCTTTAATTTTATTAAATAATCTTTTTCTCATACCAGGTTTTGTGTAATTACCAGCTTCATTAACTCTGCTTTTGCTTTTTTTAGTTTTACCACCTTTTTTAAAATTTAAAGATTCTAAACTTTTTGCTTGATTAGCATGAGCCTTGCTAGCTTTTTTAAGCTTGCCTACAACTCTTGATATAACTTTTTTTGCTCTACTCATGACAAATACCTACTTACTACTAATGCTCCTACAATAAAAGGATATACTCCCCACAACATAAGTTCTAGTCTATCAAACCTTTTAGAACCATCTTCTAGACGCTTTTCTATATTTTCATAACGAATAGCACATTCTTTTTCATGTGAAATAATTTTTTCCATAGAACTAACTTTTTTCATTTTTATTTTCTTCAGATAATTCTTTTGAACTTTCTGGAACATCTATACCATTTGACCAATTCCTTAATTTTATAACTACCTCTTCTCTAATTTGTGCCAACAAAGCTAGTTCTGTACCTTCCCAAGCTCCTCTTCTTACAGAAACATCTATTAGCTGTAAAACATTTGCATAAAATTTTTGTTCATCCATATCTTAACTACCCTCTAATGTAGCTATTCTAGCCTCTAGCTCTTGTATAGCTTTGACTAAATTTGGTATTAAAGTCT